CGTGTAGTGGTTGGGGGATGGCCTAAAATGATTTTGTGGAATCGTTTCCGTGTGCTGCCCGAAAGACTCTTGAAGCCAGCGGCCGCGCTGAGGAATTCTGTTGGAGGAGGGGCTAATGGACGCACTGGACCTGAATGTGGTCGTCGCTTTTGCGACGGAACCACTGAGGGGGCCCGTGTCCGTTTGTCCTGACTTCCCATAAAACCATCTCGATGCAGCGCCTCGCGCCCCTTTGTGATCGTGCGTTTTACCCACGATGCAATTTTGGCGTTTGTTGGCGCAGTTCTCTTGTACAATGCATGTCCTGAGAGTCGACAGTGGATGTCGCGCTGAATTGACAGGTCCGTTGCGAGGTCTGACACTTTGTAGCCGCCGTTCTGCTTCCCTGTGTCCACATTGGCGAGTGGCCCCTGTTTGGGGCCCCAGTGTGGCTTTGGGAGCGTGCGGCCGGTGAGTGCAAAGTGGTACAGAGCGCTTCGGGCCCTTGTCGTGACAGGTCCAATGTTGACCCCGGTCCCTCCGAGTTGGAGTGGGATCCGGTGAGGACGTTGTAGAGAAGTGTTGAGATGGTTTATGTTTTGCAAACAGATTTTCTTCTGCGCGGTTGTCAGCATTCCTTTTCGGTTGTAGACAGACGACAGTAATTCTAGGCGCTCTTGAGCATAGACCCTCCGACCAGTTTGGTCGTTGAGGAAGCCTGTGAGCTCGGAGAGCGTAGCCCCTAGATGGTCGTCTACCGTTCGATACCATGGTTTCCCTGGAGGTTTTACAACCTTCGCCGTGACCAATCTTTCGGAGAAGACTCCTTTCGCTCGCGAGATGAATGCTTTTGCCGGGTTTCCGACCAAACCAAGTTTGGCCGTAATTTCCTGGCGTACAAGTATCTCGTCCGCAGAAAGGAGTCCGATAAAGTCGTCTCCGTTGATATGGAAGTATTCGGTCCCGTTCTTTTCGGGAGTGGAAGCCATTGTGATGAACGCGTTTACAATCGTGAGGATTGCCCATGCTAGAGAGAGACCCATATGAGCACCACGCTTCGT